ATGGTCGTCAAGCGTTGGAGTCTGATGAGGACAACGTGATGGTGCCTGTGATTAGCGATGACAACTTGGGCAATGTGATTAGTCCGATGCCTGCGGTGATTAACCCACCAGAGTTCTATAACCAGTCTGATTTGATTTCTATGGACATGAACCGTGTTTCGGGTGTGTCTGAGTATCAGCAGGGTTCTATGCCTGAGATTCGTCGTACGGCTACTGAGGCTGCGATTGTGCAGGATGCGTCTAATGCTCGTGCTAGCGATAAGTTGGCGATTATTGAGCGCAGTATCGGTGAGTGTGCTCGCCGTTTGGTGATGCTGGCACAGCAGTTTATGACTGGTGAGCAGGCGATTCGTGTGGTGGGGTCTGAGGCTGAGCCGTTGTGGTTGACGTTTGACCGTGACTATATTCAGGGCGAGTTTGACTATGAGGTTGAGGGTGGGTCTACTGCTCCGATGAATGAGTCGTTCCGTCGTCAGCGTGCGTTGCAGATTGTGGATGCGATGGCTCCGTTTGCTGGGGCTGGGATTTTGGATATGGGTAAGTTGGCTGCTTACGTGTTGCAGTACGGGTTTGGTATCAAGCAGGCGCAAGGGTTCTTGATGCCGATGGGTGCCATGCCGCCACAGGCGGCTGGGCAGCCTGCTTTGCCTGCTGAGGGTATGGTTCCGGGTATGGGTGCTGCGGAGGGTGAGCCGACTGGCGGTATGCCTTTGCCGAGTAATATTCCGCCTGAAATTCTGTCGCAATTGCTGGCTGCTGGTGCTCCTTTGCCGAATACGCAGTTGCCAAATGAAGCAATTATGTAGTGCCCAGTACTAGGGGTAGAGCAACCGCTGAAGGAGGACTCTATGACAGATATTAATGACACCGTTGAAACCGTTGCTGAAGCACCCCTAGAGGGGCAAGTTGAGGGAACGAATGAGACTGGTGAAGCCCCTGCTGGGGAACCCCGAGAGTATTTCGTCTGGGACGAACACGCTGACAAGCCCGTCAGGTTGACTGTTGATGGCGAAGAAATTGAGGTTCCGTTAGCGGAGGCGCTTAGCGGATACCAGCGTCAAGCGGACTATACCCGTAAGACGCAGGAACTTGCTGAGCAACGAAGACAGGTGCAGTTCGCGACCGCTTTGCAAGAGGCTTTGCAGAATGACCCGAAAGGCACTGTGGAACTGCTTTCGCAACACTATGGTGTGAACAGCCAGCAACCCTCGGAAGAGGAACTGGAGATGATGGACCCTGTAGAGAGGCAGTACCGCCAACTTGAAACTCGGATTCAGGCATTTGAACAGGAGAAAGCGATGCGTGAGTTGGAGAATCAGATTGAGTCTTTGTCACGAAGATACGGTGAACTTTTTGATGCGAACGAGGTCGTAGCCAAAGCGCTTGCTTCTGGCAATACGAATCTTGAAGCCGTGTACAAACAGATTGCTTTTGACCGTCTCTATGACCAGACTCGTACTAAGTCTGTGGCGCAAGCCAAACAGACTGAGGATACGAAGAAGATTGTTGAGGCGAAGCGTGAGGCTGCTGTTGTGTCCAAGGGTGGTTCCGCAAAGAGTGCTGACGTGTCTTCTAAACCCATCAAATCCGTTCGCGATGCCTTTGAATCTGCCAAACGGCAGTTAGAGGGATAGCGACATTTTCAACTACAAGGAGTAATCAATCATGCCCGGTAACGCAAATTTTGATGCGCTACTTTCAACGACCCTTGCGAACTACCGTTCGCAACTTACGGACAACGTGTTCACGGCTCGCCCGTTCACGTACTTCCTCATGGACAAGGGTCGCATCCGTATGCTCAACGGTGGAACCAAAATCGTTGAGCCTCTCATCTACGGTCAGAACAGCACCGTGGCGTCGTACAGTGGTTACGACACCATCTCGCTGACTGCCCAAGATGGCATCTCGGCTGCTGAGTACGACTGGAAGCAGTACGCTGCATCCATCGCAATCAGCGGTATCGAGGAAGCGAAGAACAACGGCGAACAGGAAATCATCAACCTGTTGGAAGCCAAAATCATGCAGGCTGAAGAGTCAATGCGTGAAGGCTTCAACCAGATGTTCTTCGGTAACGGCACTGGCAACAGCGGCAAGAACTGGAACGGTCTCGCGAACATCGTTGAGTCTGGTAACACCGTTGGTGGTATCAACTCGGCAACTGGCGAAGGCAACGACTGGTGGCGCTCGTACGAAGAGAACACCGCTGCTGCGCTCACTCTTGCTCAGTTGGCGACTGCCTACAACAGCGTGTCGGTGGGTAATGACCACCCAGACATGATTCTTACGACTCAAACCCTGTTTGAGAAGTATGAGGCTCTGTTGCAGCCACAACTGCGTTACACCGACACCAAGACCGCAGATGCTGGATTCCAGAACCTGCTGTTCAAGGCTGCCCCTGTTGTCTACGATGTGCATTGCACCGCTGGTGTTGTGTACTTCCTCAACAGCAAGTACCTGACCCTCGTCGGTCACAGTGGCAAGTGGTTCGCACAGACGGAATTTGTCCGTCCTGAGAACCTTGATGCCCGTTATGCGCTTATCATGTGCTACGGCAACCTGACTTGCCGTAACCGTGCCAAGCAGGGCAAACTCACGGCGAAGACTGCCTGAGTTGAGTAATTTGGGTGGCGGGGACTTCGAAAACCCCCGCCACCCGAAGCAATAACTAAACAAGGAGTATTTATGCCACAGAAGTATCGCATTCTTTCGTCACACGCTGACGCTGCTCCGAAGTCGGGGACAAAGACGTCAAACTACCCTCATTCAAAGAAGTCTGTTGGTGGCAAATCGTCTTACGAAAAAGTTGAGGGGAAGCACGAAAAGACTGAATCAAAGCGCGAGAAGCGCGGCGAAAAGTTGATGGGACAGTACAAATAGTTTGGCTCCCCACCTCATGTCCACCTCCCTTCCGTGGGGTGGGGGCTTAACTTCTACAAGTAACAAGCGGGTCTAATAGTGATGAACGGTTCCAAACCAGCCCACGCATTGTATGGCAAACCCGTTGACGGGTATCGTCAAGCAGCACAATCGCTTGCTAACGCACGTTTACAGGCTGGTGGGGGTGAATATACGGGTCGCAACCGCTGTGTAGCGGATGGCGACACCTGCGAGGGTCCAAAAGCCAAAGGTACGCAATATTGCATCGGTCATCTGCGTAAGGCTGCTAAGGGCGGTGAGGTTGAATGAACCTTGCTGACGTTCGCACGATGGTGCGAGACATCTCTGACTTGGACACGGTGGACTTGCCGAACAGTCTTCTGGACACGTTTGTCAAAGAAGCGTTTCAACGTATTGTTGCGTTGGAGCGTCGCTGGCCGTTCTATCAAGAGACGTACACGCTGAACACTGTTTCTGGTCAGCGTCCGTACACGATTTCTGCTATCGGGGACATTCGCGAAATTATTTCTATTGTGGAAACTACTGCTTCGGGTAATCGTTTTACGGAGATTGCGTATGATGATGCTGAAGAGGTGTGGCTGGGCAACACTGATGTTGCCAGCCGACCGTACTTTTGGGCTGTGTGGGATGGGCAGATTCATCTGTACCCGAAGCCCGATGCGGTGTATCCGTTGACAGTTCGTGCGTATCGTAATCCTTCGTATGCGTGGTTGACGAACACGGCTACTGAGATTGACTTGGACAATTGGTTTCATATCTTGTTGGCGTATTATGCGTTGGCTCGGGTGTATCAGCGTCAAGAGGATAATGAGATGGCGATGATGTATCAGCGTTCGTTTGAGGAGGGTGTGGCGATGGCTCGCCGCGACCTTATGAAGGCTCGTTCTCATCGTCCGTTGTTGTTGTCGGGTGGCAAGAAGTATCCGACGATGCGTAGGTGGTTGCAGACTCTGGGGGCGACGCTTGGGTCATGAGCAGACTATTGACGGACCGCTATGACGATTTTACGGGTGGGTTGAACCTTCGCGCTGACCAGTTTCAGTTGGCGAAGAATGAGTCGCCTGACATGTTGAATGTGGAGATTGACCCTCGCGGTGGTGTGTTTAGTCGTGGTGGTATGCACAGGTTGAATACGACTGCTGTGAACGGTACGTGGGACCCGCAACGTTTGTATGCGTTTTATGGCAATTCGTCTCGCCTGATGTTGACCAATAACACTCACGTGTTCTGGTCGTCTGGTACGAACTTTACTCGTTTGGAATATTCGGCTGGAAATCCCGTGACTGGAACTATTGCGAATCATGGTGTGTGTATGTATGCGTGGGGTGACACGTTGTACATGGCGACTGGTGCAACATCTACTGCTGTTGGCTACAGGTGGAAGACCACCGATACGTATGCGACTGCGTTGTCTGCGAATGGTCCGACTTGGCAGCCGTACAACAATCCGATTGGTGGATTCATGCCACGTGCTGAGCATGTGATTACGCACACAAACAAACTGTTTGTTGCGGGGACATACGAAGCGGGTGTGTTGTATCCGAATCGTTTGCGTTGGTCACATGAAGGTTTGCCGGGTGACTGGATGGCAGATGACTTCATTGATTTCAACGGTGGCGGTTTGGGTATCCGTGGTTTGGCGATTGTTGCTGGTCAACTTGTTATCTTTAAGCCGAACGGTATTTATCTGCTTGTCGGTAACTCGTCTGACAACTTCCAAGTTGTTGAGTTGTCAACGAACCTTGGCGCAAACAACCATCACAGTATTGCTCAGGCTGAAGATGGAGTGTATTTCTACTCCAACCCAGAAGGTGTGTTCTTTTATAACGGCACCAAAATCACGGATGTGTTTGAGCCGTTGCGTCCACTGGTGGACGAACGCTTGTTGTCTACGGCTTCTACTGAACCGTATTCGGTGTCGTGGATTGGTCGTCGTGCGTGGATTGCGTTGCCGTACGACCCAGACAATATTGCGACCAAGCCGACACGTAACTATGTGTTGGACCCTTCTATTGGTGCTCGTGGTGCGTACACACAGTTCGCTACGCATGATGGTTACGGGTTGATTGGTGGTACTGACTGGACTGACGACGCAAACACGAACTTTCGTGTTGCGTGTCATCCGACGCAGCCGTATGTGTTGAAGGTTGATTTGTATCAGGAGGAGCGTGACAACATCACTGGTACGTTGACAGCGTTCTCGTCGTATTATCGCACTGGTTGGGTGGATGGGAATACGTATGCGCAGAAGAAGATGTTTCGTCGTCCTGACATTGTGTTTAAGCAGGTTGATACGCAGCGGATTGTGAACGTGAAGGTGTTTCAGAATTATGAGGAGGCTGCTGGTAATGAGCGTAAGCAGTTTGATGTGTCGTTGTCTGGTGCTGGTACTGGTGCGTATTGGGGTGTTGCGTTGTGGGGTTCAGGCTTGTGGGGTTCTTCGTCTGAAGGTGTGGTTGTGAGAAATGGTCGGAATCTTGGTTTGGCTCGCAGTGTGCAATTGTTGTTCACTGGTCCTTCCAATGGTGGTTGGGGGATTGATTCAATTACCTATAAGTACAACAACCGAAAGGTGAGTGGCTGATGCCTCTTTCTGTTCCTTATTCTTTTACATCTAACACGGTTATTGAAGCCGCTGAGATGAACAGCAACTTCACTGCGGTGAAGAACTTTGCTGACGGTTTGGCTTCGGGTGTGAACCTTGAAGATGGTGCTGTGACGACAGCCAAGATTGCTACTGGTGCGATTACTTCTGCGAAGTTGGACCCCAGTGTTGCGAACTCTTTGGCTTCTGGTGATTCTGACCAAGTGGTGTTGGGTACGCAGGTGTTCGGATGAGAAGCCCTTGGTCTTCGCCCATTATCAACACGTTGACGACTGATGATGCTGCTCGTTTGCAACAGATTTTTATGTCGTTGTCTCGCGAGTTGACTGAGGTGCGGACGGAGATGGATGATTTGAAGAGGATGGTTGCACGAATGGATAGAGGTAATTATGGCGTACGACCCTAGTATTTACGAGGCACGTCGGCGTGGTTTGACGGAGAATTATGCTGCGACTGCTGCTGCGAATCAGTTTGCTCGTACGCTGTCTCAGCAGCGTGGTGCTCGTCAACGTCAGACTGCTTTGCGTCAGTATGAGCAGGCGCAGCCTGCGTTGGTGAGGGGTTATTCGCAACGTAATCTTGTGTCTCCTTCGGTTCGCAGCGGCTTGTTTAGCCGTGCGATGCAGGAGTTTGGTTCTGAGCGTGCTCGCGGGTTGTCTGAGTTGGAGCAGCAGCAGATGAATGAGTTCCGTCAAGCGGATTTAGAGGATGCACGTTTGTTGCAGGATTATCGTCGCATGTTGGGTGATTTGGAAATGGAAAAGGCAAGAGAAATCGCAGAGGCTGCTCGGCAGTTGTTTGCGTTTAGAGCAGGAGCGGCATAATGGCACGTGGAGTTATTAGATACGGTGATGGCAGCAATAAGCCTGTTGATGCGGAGACACGCAGGTTGACAACGCCCGGTCTTCGGGCGACTTCTGGTAAGGGTAATACGGTTCGTCAGGAGCCACGTAAGTTGACTGACCAAGAAATTGTTGCTGGCTATTTCCGTCAATTGTTGCCTGCTGCTGAGAGAGAGTTGGAGGAGCGCGATAGCGGTTTTCCTTCTTATGTTTCTTCGGCTGGTCCGAAGGCTTCTGATGTTCTTGCTGCACGCAAGTTTGAGTATGAGATGCAGAAAGATAAGGCTGATGCTGCACGTCAGGCTCGCACACTTGAAACGTATCAGAACATGTTGTCTGGTGGCGGTTACCGCAGTGGTGTAGACCAGTTGCTTGGGATGATTGGTGCTGAGGGTGCACGTTCGGAGGGTGCGGTTCAGG